AGAGGACGGGGTCACTGTGATCCCCTGCTACCAGACTGTTAAGTACTTGGAGTTCGTTCCTCGGGATCAAGGTGGTGGTTTCCAAGGAGAGATTGCTGCAACCGATCCTGTGTTGCAACAGACTTCGCGCTCGGGATCCAAGGAGATCCTGCCCAACGGCAATGAGTTGGTCAAATCTGATCAGCACTTCTGCTTACTGATTGGTGAGGACGGGATCACGCAACCTGTTGTGATCGACATGAAGTCTAGCCAGTTAAAGGTCAGCCGTCGTTGGAAGACCCAGATTGCGATGCAAAAGGTTAAGCATCCAAAGACAGGGCAGATGGTTCTGCCACCCCTGTTTGCTACGATCTGGAAGTTCAGCACTGTTGAAGAGAGCAATGACCAAGGTACATGGTTCAACTATCAGATCGAGAAGGTCGGGTTGGTTGATAGCCGTGATCTAATGCTTGAGGCCAAAGCCTTCCGCGACAGTGTCGCTGCGGGCGAAGTGAAAGCTGCACCGGAGGAAGGGGCTTCCACTCCCACTCCTCCGTTGAAGGATGATGAAATCCCCTTCTAGCAGCCTTGGGGAGGCGGACGGGTATCCGCCTCCCTTTTCACTTGGGAGCAGTAAATGTCACAATCTAAAAAACTGCTTGCCGCGTTTGCCGGAGCCAAGAATGCTCACGGCACGACATCCGTAGGTCGGATAGGTCGGAACGGTAAGGCAGACTCAAAGAGTAAGATCATACGAGAGCCGCTGACAGATGCGCTAGTCAAAGCGCACATCAAGGGCGAGCAGGGGGTCGGGGCCATTCCGATCAACGAAGACAACCAATGTCGGTTCGGTGCTATAGATGTGGATGTCTATGATCTGAACCAGAAAGAAATGCAGGACAAGATCCAGAAGCTCAAGCTTCCGTTGCTGCATTGCAGATCTAAGTCCGGAGGCGCCCATCTCTATTTGTTTCTCAAGGAGTGGGAGCAAGCAGCCGTGGTCCGAGAATACCTGACCGAGATGTCGATCATGCTTGGGCACAGTGGCGTTGAGATTTTTCCAAAGCAGGACACGATCATTGCCGAGCGCGGTGATGTTGGCAACTTTATAAACATGCCGTACTTCAATGCGGAAACTCCGCAGCGGTATTGCTACAATCCCAATGGCGAGGCCATGGAACTGGATGAGTTCTTGGATGCGGTGGAGAAGAACCGGGTTGAGTTGGCTGACTTGGAAGCTTTGCGCAGCACGACCAAGGTTCGCAAGCACTTCGATGATGGGCCTCCCTGCATACGCAACATCTTTTCGGACGGGCCACAGAGCGAGCCGAGGAACAAGCTTTTGTTTTTCATAGGTGTGTACTGCAAGAAGAAGTTTCCGGATAGTTGGCAAGCCTCCCTGGAGGAATACAACCGAACGTTATTCTCTCCACCCCTTCCATCCTCAGAAGTGCTGACCGTAATCAAACAGCACGAGAAGAAAGACTGGGGGTACACCTGTAAGGACGAGCCGTTCAAGTCATACTGCGATCCATCTCTGTGCGTCTTGGCAAAGCACGGGATCAGCGATGATGCGCCTGATGCACCGCAGGTTGGCGGGCTGACGATCATGTTGTCTGAGCCTCGGTTGTATTTCATGGATGTAAACGGGTTGCGGATTCAGTTGAGCTCAGAGCAGTTGCAGAATCAAACGCTCTGGCAGCGAGCTTGCATGGAGCAGTGTAACTTTATGCCGCCGACTACTAAGCCACAGAAGTGGCAGCAGATGGTCAACAGTTTGATGAGCCAAGCAACGTACATCGATGTGCCGTATGAGGAGACGATTGCGGGTCAATTCAAGGAGCACTTGTTTGCCTACTGCACCAGTCACATTCGTGCCATGGCTCCAGAAGAAATCGAGATGAATAAACCGTGGACCGATGGTGGTGTGACGAAGTTTAAGTTGGAAGGCCTGTTGGAGTATCTGCACCATCGAAGGTTTGTTGGTCAGACCCGAGCGCACATTATTCAGATGATACGGGACATGGGCGGCGACAATGGAGTGCAGAATATAGTAAAAGCCAAAGGGAAGCGGACAAACATCCGATGTTGGTACGTCCCTGCTTTTGAAGAAGATGAAACCGAATTGCCTGTGAAGGAGATATCAAATGACATCCCATTCTAATCGCTTGCTCCGAGTGGGGGAAGTTGCGGACCTATTGGGTGTGTCGCGATCCTACGTCTACAAGTTAGCGCAGACTACAGACAACTTTCCGAAGCCCATTGTTCTGGGGGACGAAACAAACAAGCGGTCCTCTAGCCGTTGGGTTCTGTCCGAGGTTGAAGATTGGGTAAACTCAAGACCAAGGGGCAAAGAGTATGATACCTAAAGCGGAACTGGTGCTTGGCCCTCCAGGGACAGGCAAGACCTACTACCTGATACAGCAGATCAAAGCGGCGTTGGAAAAAGGAACGCACCCGTCAAGGATCGGCGTGATTTCGTTTACGCGTAAAGCCATCGAGGAGATGGTTGCTCGGGCCTGTGCTGAGTTTAACCTGGAGCCAAAAGACTTTCCGTTTATGAAGACAAGCCACTCGTTCGGGTTCCATGGACTAGGGTTGCAGCCTCAAGACATCATGACCAAGGAAGATTACGACAACATAGGACGGGAGCTCGGCCTGACGTTTGAAGGTAAGATGCGTATGTCGCTAGAGGATGGCTTGTCTTTGCCCACGATTGGAGGATCAGGGTCCAAGTATCTGCAACTGGAGCACCGAGCTCGGCTGCGTATGATTGATCTGGAACGTGAGTTCAACGATGCGGGGGACCGTGATTTGTTTTTCCCGAAGCTTGTGCAGTTGTCCAAGCAGATCGAAGAGTACAAGGCGGCGACTAACAAGTTTGACTTTGTGGACATGATCGAGAAGTACATTCCGTTGGGGGAAGCGCCGAGCCTAGACTTCTTGTTTATTGATGAGGCCCAAGACTTTACTCCGCTGCAATGGCAGATGGCTGAGAAGATAGCGGACAATGCCGATCAGGTGTTTATTGCAGGGGATGATGACCAAGCTATTCACAGGTGGACGGGCGTTGATGTTGATTTGTTTAACGAGAGCTCGAACAATGTAAAAGTTCTGGAGAAATCCTACCGTATTCCCAAGGCCGTGCATCGTTTGGCAAACAGTATATCCGAACGTATATCCGGACGGCACGAGAAGGAGTTTGATTCGCGTGACGAGGAGGGAAAGGTCGAGTTTGTTTATCACTTGGATGACATCCCGTTGTACGAGGGGTCGTGGACAATCATGGCTCGGACCAACAGCTACGTTACTGACTTGGCGGACCACATAAAGAAGGCGGGGTTTAAATATTCCATCAAGGGAAGGCCCAGTGTGTCCCCTACCTTGGTTGCAAACATCTTTACTTGGCAGGATCTTTGCGCGGACAAGACGGTGTCGCTGCAAAGGATCAAGGACTTCTATTCGTCGGTCCCAAAGCAGGGGCAGAACGCTGTTGTCAAACGAGGATCCACTCAGATGCTAGATACTTTAGCGTCGGATGCGGAGCTCACCATGGAGCAACTGCAAAAAGATTATGGGTTGTTGGTGGGAGCCGAACAGTCTGCGTCGGAAGTATTAAGGATTGGCAAAGCTGAGAGAGAGTATATCGTAGCTATGATGCGAAGGGGTGACGATTTACTGTCCGAGCCACGCATTAAGTTATCCACCTTCCATGCTATGAAGGGCGGGGAAGATGATAACTGCGTCGTATATACGGCGTCCACCGCAGCGTGTGTGAACAGTGACCACCCAGACGATGAGCATCGAGCGTTCTATGTCGGGGTGACCAGAGCAAGGCACACGTTGTACATTCTACAGAGCAGTAACAAATACAGGTACACGCTATGAAACGAGATGAAGTCTTAGACAAAGCCAAAGAGTTAATCAACGGTCAGAGGGCCAAGGATTACGGTGATGCGTACCACAATCATGGCAGGATTGCGGAGGGGTGGAACATTATTATCAGCGGAGCGTTAAAGAGTCACGGCCATGTAACCGCTGCGCATGTCGCGTTGATGATGGATTGGGTAAAGAGTGCGCGTTTGGTTGAGAACATCGACCACGAGGATTCTTGGGTGGACAAGGCCGGGTATAGTGCCTTGGGCTCGGAGCACATAGACCGGGATAAGAAAGACGTACCGTCTCTTTTATTACCTCGGCACAAAGAAATCATCCAAAGGATGCGTGAAAAGAATGCAAGATAATCTCTTTGGCAGTGCGCTGCACCACCAGATTAAGAACGAGTTGAATCTGATAGATGCTGACTGGAACATTCCTCCGGACTATCCTGACCTAACAGGGTACAAGAATGTGGCCGTGGATTTGGAAACCTATGATCCCAACATCAAGACTCTTGGCCCAGGGTGGGCCCGTAAGGACGGCCACATCATAGGTATTGCGGTGGCAGCGGGAGAATACCAAGGGTACTTTCCTATTCGGCACGAGAACTCGCATAACCTAGACCCCAAGTTTACCCTGCGGTGGCTCAAGAAACAGATGTCTGTGCCTGACATGAACGTGATTATGCACAACGCAATCTACGATGCGGGTTGGCTGAGAGCCGAGGGCATAGAAATCAAGGGTAGGATTATCGACACGATGATCTCAGGGGCACTGGTGGATGAAAACCGTTGGTCCTTTGGTCTTGATTCCATGGCTCGGGACTTTGTGTCCATGCGTAAGAACGAACGGCTTCTGCAAGCAGCGGCCAAGGAGTGGGGCGTTGATCCTAAGTCAGGGATGTACAAGCTTCCGCCCAAATATGTGGGGGCCTACGCCGAGCAGGACGCGGTTGCTACGCTCAAACTGTGGGACGCATTAAAGGCACGGTTAGAGGAAGAAGAACTCTGGCACATCTGGGACATTGAGAACGGGTTGATACCCTGCATGTTGGACATGCGTACCAACGGTGTGCGCGTTGATCTGGACAAGGCAGAGCAAAACAAGAAGCTGATTCGTAAGCAGTCGAAACTCTTGAGAACTAAGATTGAGAAAGAAGCGGGGATGGAAGTGGACATCTGGGCATCCGCTTCGATCCAGAAGATGTTTGACAAGCTAGGTATGGAATACCTTACCACGGAGAAAGGTGCGCCGTCCTTTACCAAGTCATTTCTGAACGATCACCCGGCTGAGATATGCCAATCACTGGTTAAGCTGCGTGAGTTTGACAAGGCAGACGCTACGTTTATTGATAGCATTCTGCGCCACGAGCATAATGGACGTATTCATACGGAGCTCCACTCTACCCGTAGGGATGAGGGCGGCACGGTTACGGGTAGGTTTTCGTCATCCAACCCTAATCTACAGCAGATTCCTGCTCGTGATCCGGACATCAAGAAGATGATCCGCGGATTGTTTATTCCAGAAGAGGGGATGAAATGGGGATCGTTCGACTACTCAAGCCAAGAACCGAGGCTCTTGGTTCACTTCGCAGCGAGCGTTCCATCTGAGTTACGCAGTCATGTGGTGGATGATGTGGTGGATGAGTTCAACAGTGGCGATGTTGATCTACACCAGATGGTGGCGGACCTTGCAGGAATTACGCGTAAGCAAGCCAAGACTGTGAACCTGGGGATTATGTACGGCATGGGCGTAGCCAAACTGGCCGATCAGCTAGGCATTGCTTCGGACGACGCCAAGGATTTAATCAAGCGGCACCGCAGTAAGGTTCCGTTTGTTAAGCAGCTTGCGGACATGGCAACCAAGAGGGCTGACCAGAACGGTCATATACGCACTCTGCTAGGCCGTAAGTGCAGGTTTCCCTTGTGGGAGCCTAAGAAGTTCGGAGTGGGCAAAGCCATGTCTCACGACGATGCACAGAAGGAGTACGGATCGGACATCAAACGAGCGTTTACTTACAAGGCGCTCAACCGTTTGATCCAGGGATCAGCAGCCGACCAAACAAAACAGGCGATGCTTGATTGTTACAACGAGGGACTTACTCCTATGCTCACGGTTCATGATGAGTTATGCTTTAACATAGAGAGCCAAGAACAGACGGCTAAGATAAAGGACATCATGGAAACAGGTATACCGCTCAAGGTCCCTTCTAAAATTGACGTAGATATTAAAGATGATTGGGGAGAAATCGAATGATTGAAGATGACATGCCGACACTAGGACTGAAACAAATGCACCCGTTACAGGTTCACGCGTTGATGGACTTCGTAGGAGAGGCGCTGAACCTAGCCGCCTTGACCGACGACGAAGAGATTCTCAAAGAAGTAGAGTCTTCAGCCGATGAACTGGTACGGTTGTTTGGCGGCAACGGTGTTAAGGTAACCGTCGAAGCTTACTGACGTTGTTGGCGGCGTAGGATTTCTTCGTTAGCAGCCTGCGCCGCTGGATCACTGCCCAAGACTGACGGAGCCAGAGACTGAGCTCGCTGCAATAAGTTTGTTGCGCCAGTCGTTGCTCGATCCGCTAATCCGCTAATCGTATCCGTCGCTTGCCCTACAAAGGTTTCACTAGGTTGAGGTTGTGGGACCACGGGTTGAGAAACCACGGGACCCAAGGGCTCCGGAGGAACATAAGTAGGTTGTTGAGTCCCGACTATCTCAGTGTTCATTAGAGATCTACGAACTTCGTTTATCTCTTTTGTAGGAACGCGTTGAAGAATCCTGTTTTCTTTTTTGACGTTCACCTCTCGGGCGACTTCTCTAATCAATGACCGACTGACTTTGATTGGGTCGTATCGGTTGTTAAGAATATTCCGTAGTTCTTTTCGAGACACTGGGGTGTCTTTAAATGCTTGAATAATCTGAGCCCGAGTCATCCCAGCGTCCATTGCAGCATCTATTTTACTTTTTAAGACAGCTTGGTGCCGACGTTTTGCCGTGTTTGCTTGAACATACGCATCCAGAATGCTTTCTACTGTAGCGTCGTTGTCGTCCGCAACCTTTGTAAAGATCTGAACCGCACTGGACCTGTCCGCAGTGTATGCACCAGCATCGAATCCCAAGCTTTTCCCGATGTTTACTTTCAAGGGACGAAGACCAGTGAGCATTGTGCCCGCTTCTTCCGCCACCGTAAA